CCAGTAATACTAAATCTAGCATTACGTCCAACAGTTCCACTACCACCAGTAGAAAGTCCAATAGTAGTAATACCAAGAACATCACCTACAGAGTATCCTGTACCACCAGAAGTAATTGTAGCAGCAGCCGCAACTCCATTATTAACATAGACATTAGCAACTGCTCCTCTTCCAGTACCAGTAACTGTGACTAGATTTACACTATTAAATGTTTGATTACCATCAAGAGGTGTATATCCAATACCAGCATTAGTAATATTCAAACCAGCAGGAGTAATAGATCCACCTGATCCAACAATATTACCATCTGCCATTGTTCCATCTTGAATGATGGTGTTACCCATCTCATAACTATCACCAACAGTAGTTCCAAGACCAACTCTTATTCTTCTAGAACCAAGGATTAATGAATCAGGTGCTAGTGTAGGAATTTGGTTATTTCCTTTAGTTAATTCTGGACTATAAAATTCAACAGTTCCAGCTGTTTCAAATTCTGCCCTGTATATTGTAAATTTCAAATCTTCCCATTGACTTGGTTCCCATGTAGAAGCATTTTGTGATTTGAATAAAGAACCTAAGTATGGTTGGTTAGAAATAAACGTATCAGTTAAAAGATCAGTTTCTCCAATTCTTGAAATATAAACACTATACTTAGTGGAGTTAGATGCCAAAGCAACAGCATATTCAGTATTATCACCCTCAAGATAAATAGGTGCTTTAAATTCAACTGTAGTTGCAACAGATCCATCTGCTGAAGTATTAACCTGTGCAGGATCTAATACAATTTCGGAGAAAGGAAGAACATGTTGTGTTGGTAATCCATTCTTCATAGATCTGATTTGGAATACCACAGGTATATCCATATCATCTTTAGTTCTAAAGAAGACATCACATTTAGTAATAAATATTCCACCAGCATCTTCAACTAAGAATGATTGTGCAAGAGGATCATACCATCCAATAATTTCCTGAGTTGTATTGTTTGCTATAGTGCTGCTTCCTACAACTTCAGTTCCAAGAGACCTATTAACATTCCTATCTTGGAATTGTTGTCTTTGTTCAATTCTAGCGTTCCTAACAGAAACAATATTTTCTTGAACAGTCTCTAATGTTCCAGAAGATGTAAATGTTTCATCAGTAACAGTTGTAGCATTATCAGGATTATTTTCTGGATCATTAGTTAATGTAAGAACCTTACTTCCTGTCTCAAATCTTGGGAAACTAATGTTATTAGGATTAGGGATATAGAAAGATCCAGCACAGAATGCACCAATATCAGAAAGAAGTTGTACATCATCAATAGTAGCTATTGCTCCACTACTTTGACCCCTTAAAACCATTCCTGTTTCAACCCACCCAAAGTAAGATCCTTGTGGTTCATTAGATAATGAGAATGTATCTACATTCAATACTGTTGAAGTAGATGAATAAGATGCAGGGAAACTCTGATTTGTATAAGGGTTTTCTGCAAAAACCTTAGTGGGAATATTATATGGTCCTTCTTTATGATTGGATTGTGCAACCCTAAAATTAATTGAAGGTATACTATCAGCAGTTATTTGACTAAGACCAGTTGGATTAACCATTCCAACAACCTTTTCACCAACCTGGAAAGTTCCAGATGTCATAGAAATTTGAAGGATCTTAGGAACACAATACTTAGTAACATCTTGGTTATCAAAGAAAGCATAAAGTCTAGTTAAAGGCTTAAGTCTCTTAGCAACAAATTCAACATTTCTAGATCTCATAAATGGAACAAGATCTCTACTTACAACTCTATCACCAACAGATGTTCTTTCAAAAGATTCAGTAACTAATGTCTGAGTACCCGTTCTATTTTCAACACCCTGTTGAGTTGTAGTTCTTAAAGTTTGTCTATCTACCCTATTAACTGTTTCTCTAATTCTCCTAGCAGGGTTTCCAAATCCTCCACTAAAGTTATTAATCCAACCACCCATTCCAAACACACGAGTTTGATTAGCAATAACAGTATCTCTAGTTTGATCATTAGTTGTTGTTCCAGTCCATGTAGTTTGCCATGAACCCCAAGTTACAGGACCAAAGCCTGTCTGTTCATCTATTTCACCATTATCAACCATTCTATTATAAACAGAAGTATAATCACCCTCAACATTAATAACTTTTGGTTGCAATCTAGCAGTATCAACCCAAGTATCTGATGAAGGAGTTATTTCCATAGTTCCTTGCCAGAAACTAATTAAGAAAGGAGTAACACTTTCAGATCTAGTTGCAAAACTTTGCTTCAACCATTCTACTTCAGAATAATCTAAAGTTATAACATCATTTTTCTTTCTGACATTAATTCCTTCAATCGTAGAAAAATTAAGATCATCATTAGGATCATTCCCTACAACAGGACCAAAAATTAAATCAACAGAATTGGTATAATGTCTTGGACGTAATTCCTTATTTTTTACATCAATACTATTGTTAATAGGAGTTCCTTGCTCTTGAGTTTTAAATCCAGTAAAGTTATCAACAAAGAAACCAGACTTAAATCTATTCAACCCATCACCATCAGCAACAAACATATTTGCCGTATTAGTTTCTAATAAAGAAAGAGTTGTATAATATTCAAGATTTTTAATTCTATTTTCAAGATTTTTGATGTCTGCCATCGTAAATCTTTTACGATCTAAGAAATCAATTTGTGCTCCAGAAACATTATAGAGATAAGGTGGAAGTCTAATAGTTGCTATCTCAATAGCTCCATCAACAGGAACAGGTTTTTGTGGGTCTTCTGCAGGATCTCCATATTTTATTTGGAAATTACCATCTTTACTTAAGAATATTCTATCAATTCTTCCAAGATAGAATGAATAATCCGTCAATAAAGACTCATCAGATGCTAAAATATTAGGAGCAGAATTTCCAGATGCATTAAAGTTTCTTCCTTTAAATTCAAGAGGTGATCTAGCACTTTCAGAAACAGAAGATACTTGACTTGCTCTTGGCCTAATATCAATTATATCTGAGTTAGAAATATCATCAATTTTTGGAATATCAATACCATAATCATATTGATCATATGAATTAACTGTTATAAAATCACCAGTATCTCCAGAATCAAAAGATCCATTTGAGTAGTATATTTTTATTTTTTTAGATGGAGAATCTGCGTCAAACTTTCTTTCAATTCTACCTATGTTGTAAATAGTAGATTGCTGACCATCTACAAATGAGAAATTTGGAGATATATCAAAACTTGGAGAATTTAAAGAAGAAACTATCGCACTAGAACCAGATTCTTGAAAATTTACAATCTCCCCTTCCTTAAATAAATGCTCATTTTGATAAATGACACTTATTTCACTATCACTTGGTTTTTCTGCAACCATAGCAACAGCATCACTATTTTGACCTATCAACTGCTCACCAATAATCAATTCATTAGTAGTAGTTGATTGAGTAACAATAGAACTAAGATTGATTTTTGGTGCAGATGGATCACTAGTATCTGCTGATTCAAATATAGACAATACTTCTATAATATCAGAATCATTAACTGATATATTCTTATCTTGAACTCTGGTTCCATATGGATAAGCACCATATGTTAATCCATCATTTAATGTCGTAGTTCCTATTCCTGAAGCAGCATCTTTAGAATAATTAACAACTAAAGACTTAACTGCATTTCTTATCTTCTGTTTTGCTTTTGGTTTTTGCTTACTAATAGTAGCAATTAAAGTTGCTCCTTTATTTGCAGCAGGAGGATTAGATAAACCACGAATTTGACAAGTATTTCCAGATCCAAAATCAAATTGATCTGATGTTAATTCATGAGTCTTACCATCTGCACCAATTAATGAATATCTCTTTGCAGTAAATGGTTGGAAACTCTCATTAGTGTCTACTGTAGGAACAGGAGTTTCTAACCTACCTTCACTAATATTAACAGCAAATGTTTTTCTAATAACAACCGATGCACCTGTTAAATCAACATTAGATACATTTCTCTTAGAAAGTCTAGTATATAATGTATTATCACTAGAACTATCTAATTGAGTTGAGAGAACCTTTAGATCACTCACCTCTTTAAATTGATTAACAGTTGAAACACCAGAAGCAGTTGTAGGCAATCCACCATTAAATACTCCAGATACTGTGGTAACACCAACAACTGAAACAGAAGTTGCATCTACACTAATAACCCTTGATAAAATAGGATCTTCTGATATTGCAAGATCACTATATGAAATAAGATTACCGATAGTGGTAATACCTGGAAAATTTGGATTGGTGCTTTGTATTTTAGTTCCTGCAGCCCCTTTATCTACACCAACTGTAGCAATACCAACATCAAATAAAGTAGAAGGAATTACGTTTGCACTAAAGGTATTGAGACCTACAGTATTATCATCAGTTCCATAAACAGATTGAATATCAGAAATAGTATAATCAGTAATACCTATTGCAGTTCTTCCATTATCAACACCATTAATTATTAATTGCTCATTTGTAATAAAATTACCGTTCTTTTCATAAACAGTTAAAGCTACTCCAGCACTAACAGAATTTACAAGAAATGCAGTAGCACCACTATCCTTTCCTTCAACAAAAGCAGGGACAGCTTGTGTAATAGATTGATTCAATTCTATTTCACTAAAAGTTTGTACATCATATAATGCAAGATCCCACTGATTTTTTTGCTTATCTGCATCTGCAACTTCATAAGTACCAGATTCAAGTCTAAAATCATATACCCTAGCAAGACCAACTTCTTTACCTGAAACAGTTTCCGAATTAAGACCAACTCTTTGATCTCTTAAACTTAGAACATATGTACTACCAATACCTACTGTCGGAGTTCTAAAGACACTGTTTATCTTAAGTGTTGGACCAGTATTATAAATTATTGATTGGTCTTTTAAAGTTTTTACATCCCTTGGTTTAGATACATCAAGGAATGTGGGATTTACAGTTTCAAGTTCATATCCTTTAACATAAGCTTTACCTGGAGAAAGTTTATATAATGCTAAATCATCACTTGGGGTTTCCCCACCTGATGTAAACTGTCCAGCATTATATACACCTCTATTTCCAATATTATCATTTAAAGATTCTAAAAGAGTAACATCAAAAGGCTTTACATCATAGTTACCACTTTCATCATAAGTTCTTCTTGCAAGAGTATCTGTTATATCAAAGTTAGATGAATATGGTGAACCTCCTCCACCACCACCAATAGCAGCAGCTCCACGACTTCCTGGTGCTCCACTTCTTTTAGCCCTTAATACTCCTGGTTCATTAGAACTTCCAATAGTTGCTAATTCAACAAATGAGTTATCATCAAAATCATCTAAAGATTTTTTAAATAAACTAAGACTGATTTTTAATCTATCTGCACCTGGTGCAGCAAAATTATTAAATCCTTGAGAATTATCGTTTAAAGTTTCATCAATATCTGCATTAATTATTTCTTCGTTTACAAATAATCCAACACGATATAAAGGTGCTGAATCATATTGATTAAGTATAAGAGTTTCTTGATTTACCCTACAAAACTGACCTCTAACAAAATATACCCCTTCTTGAATTTGAAAAGATGAACCAGTAATAGCAGCATTATTTGCTAAAGTAGTGGCAAATGGAGCACCTATGGCAATTGCTGTATTACCTAACAATCCAGAAGTAATTATTTCTGAACATATCAATTCCTCTGCATCGGAGAATACTTGAGTGGAATTATCTCCAGTATTTGATGTTAGATAATTTAAATATAAAGTAAGTTGTCCTCTTTCAGACTCTTCAGGTAATAATATTTTATCTACAACAGCACTAACACCCGATCTTTGTCCCGTAATTTTTGTACCAACTAATTGATCTGCATACGCAGTTACTGGAATTCCTTGATAGTTATTATTAATTTGAACACCATAATAAATTCTATTATATCCAGTATTACCAGGTATTACCTTTGCACCCTCTTTAAAAAAGTGTTGACCAAATTTTTCAATTTGATTTTGCAGTATTGATTGAAGAGCTGTTAACTCTCTAGCTTGAACAGGATATCCTGGCTTAAATAAAACCCGATAGAAATCATCTGATGGATTATAATCATCAAAATATGGGGCTACATTTAAGTTGGTTTGCTGTGGCATGATTTTTTAGAACTGCAATACTATTTTAATATCTTCTTTTTGATTTGTTGACCGAGTAATAGCTGGTCTATTGTCAACGTAAATAATATTTCCTGAGTATTTTTTAACTTCGGGATTTGCAATACCTTCAGTAAAACTCTGGCCAAGATAATATGTTCTATTATTTATTACTGTAGATAGACCCGTAAACCCAGTATCTATTTCCAAAGTAGATCCAGATGAAGGAGTAATTTCTACACTACCTCCAGTACTAGGAGAAGCAGTAAACGCATTTTTGTTAAATCCATATTGTGGATTCGTTACTCCTGTCCCAACAGTATTAAAACCAGAAAGAGTTCTATCTTGCCAAAATTTTAATACACCAGTGGTCGCATCATAATTAACAACTCTTCCTACAGCAGTAGATCCTGTTGCTATTGTTTGGGTAACATAAGAATCAGCAGTAAATGTAGCAGAACTATATCCAGTTCCAGTCAATCTTAATGCACTAAGAGAACTTGCTTTATCTACACTCAAAAGAGAAGTTGAATCAAACTGTTGTGGATTACATACAACACCAACTCTTGCAATATCATTACCAGTTATAAAATCGGGATTCTCATTATCATTTTCAATTCTAGAATATAAAAGAACATTATAAGCACCAAGTTCTCTGTATATGTTAAATCCATGTCCACCTTGAGGAGGAATGATAACATCAAACAAAGGTCTAGTGCTTCCTGTAGGAACGGAACCTGCTTTTAAATCAACACTACCATAGGTATATCCAGATCCTTGTTTAGAAACAACTATAGTATCAACTTGTTGATCATTAGTTGTTGTAATCGTACATTCTGCACCAGATCCATCTCCTTTAATAGGAACATTCCGATATTCAGTACCACCAACAGGACCAATACTTATTCCTCTATTAGTAACTGTTACAATTTTAATAGATCCATCTACTGCATTATCTCTAACTGCAGCATTATCACTACTAGTTTCCCAATCTGGAGGAACAGGCATAAAATCCGTAGAATCGAATTTTACAATATCGGAAGGTTTGATTGTATAAAGATATTTCCAAATATAATTATCACCACTACTACCAGCAGATCTTGGTTCTAAATCAGTAAAAGTGGGTTCATCTAATGAAGGTCTACCATTTGGATTATCAGGATCTGTACCATTTTGAAGACACTCATAAACCCTATAATCACTGTTTATAACATAATAAGTTGCTGTATATAAATTAGTTGCACCTGAAACTGGAGCAGTATTTGTTCTACTATAATCTCCTCTATACATGTCATAGGTAGTACCTGATGACCATACTCTTTTATTAACAACTTGCTTTGCATCTCCAGAATTTATTTTCTTCAATGCAATCATATTATCCCAATAATCAGTTTCTTCTACAAAACTATCTTTAGGAGAAGGGGGAGTTGTATTCCAATCAGTTGCAATATCAGTAGGATTTGTTAATCCAACAAAAGAATAATATGCATTTGTACTAGAAGTTACTCCAGCAATAAAATTCTTTGCATTCAATATTCTAATCTGATCAGTTATTATAGCAGCCATTTGGACAGAGATTTTTCTTTATTTATTAATGATTTGATCAAGGAGTTTTATATTGCTTATATTTAAGGGAAGCAGATCGTCTTACTACTGGAGAAGTAGAAATTCCACCTGTTCCTCCTAATGTATATGCAGTATAAGTATTACTCTCAGATCGTGAGGTTAAATTAACTTTACCCCAACTATATGCTCCAAAGTAATTACCAGTTTGAATACCAGCACCACTGAAAGTAGGCCATTGACCACTCCAAGTATTAAAGTTAGTTACTTTCACAAACACCCTATTAAGATGAGTTGTGCCTATTCCTACACCCGTAGTTCCAACTCCAGTTGCAGCTTGAACTATTTCATAATTATTAACTTCATAAACGTTATTTAGGAATTGAGTTCCAACTCCAATAACAGCACCACCAGTATCTACAGAATTAATTGATGTAGTTGCAACACCAACTGTGGAATTATTAACTATAAAGAAATCACCAGTAGATATTCCACTAATAGTAACTCCAGTTCCAGCAATACTAGAATCTCTTAGATCTGATGTCAGAGGAATATGTAAATCAAATATTAACTGGTAGTTAGTTGAACCAGCTCCAATTGTAGTAGTACCAAATCCAACAATAATACCAGAATCACCTTGATAGTAATCAACTTTATTTTCTTCTTCAGACCAAACAGGAGGACTGATAAGAACCATAGGTGGATTGGATGATGTATATCCAGCACCAACACTTGTAATTGCAATACCAGTAATAGTACCAGCAGCACCAATTATTGGAGATCCAAAAGCAGTTGTAGATGTTGAACCCACACCAACCTCAGTACCACTTAATGATGTAGTAGCAAAACTTACTGTAGCAGTGCTATAACCAACACCACCAGTAGAAATAGCAACAGAAGAGATTGTTCCTAAACCAGATACAATTGCAGTACCAGCAGCACCAATCTTATCTTCCTGAGAAATTATCTTAACTTTCTTTTGGAAAATAAAATCATTTGCTACAGGTGCAATATTATCAACTTCATCATAAGGATCAAAGTATGGTCTTGCACTTTCAACATAAATGACAGTTGATCCTATTCCAACTGATTTGATAATAGGTGAATATGGATTAATAACAGGTTCATAAATTTCCCTATCTTTACCAACACCTTTTTCATTAATAATTTTATCTTCAGTTTGTCTACACCAATTAATTGGTCTTTCTAAACTAGAATCATTACTATTTCCTGGACCATAATATGGTGGAGTAGAAACAACATCCGTCGAATCAACACTGATAGGAACCCTAGCAGTTTCTCTCAACCACGTATCTTGAGTTTGTAAACGTCCAATAGTTAAATCATCACCTGGTTTCACAGTTTCAATAACTTTTCTTTCAACAACATCTTGAGATCCAGTTCCTTTGTAGAAGATAATTTCAATAGTATCACCTTTCTTGGGTGCTTCTGTAAATGTAATTACACTACCACCTTCAAATTTATATCCTTTTCCAGGAACTTGAGGAATGTTATTAACAAATACTAAAAGAAGATCTTGAACATCAATCTTAGATCCCTTCTTAGCAACAATTGAAACAGATTCATTATTAAGTGTTAATGGGAAATCAACCACACTTCCATCAATATATCTTTCAACATTATCAAGAACTTCCAATTGACCAAGAGACCATGCAGTAAATTCATCATTAAATACTTTTTCAACATCAATTATCATTTCAGTAAATGTCTTACTAGGATCAGTTGGAATACCAGTAGTACCACCAATAGGAACTGTTAATTTCTCAAGATTACCATAACCACTACCAGTGTTCTGAATAGTAAATTGAACTACACTAGAACCTTGACCAACAACAACATCAATAGTAGCATTTGTTCCAACACCACTAGATGTATCACTATATTCCAAATTAATTCCACTGTATGATAATGGATTATCAAAGACTACCTTATTGTATCCATTTACAACACCACCTCTAGCATATTCATGATTTCTAGTTGATATTCCAGTTTGAGTTTCAAACGTTTTACTATCAATAACACGTAGAACTTCACTTCCATTTGCTGCAACATCAAACTTGCTTGCAGAATTATTATTCAATCTAGGAGCTATAATTGCAGATTGAACTGATCCTAATCCAACATAGAAAGTAGGAACAGTAGAAACACCAATATTAACTTCAAATGTAGTAGTTCCTACACCAACAGCACTAACTGTTGTTCCTGTGTAATAAGGATCTGGTTTTCTAGGATATCTATGTACAGTTGCATAATTATCTCTCGAACATCTAAAGGATAAAGATTCAGTTTTTATACCAATACTTTGTCCTGTGCGTAGACTATGACCTGCACCAATACTTACTGTTAATATTCCAGCAGAAGCACTGTATGAAGCAGTAGAAATACTATAAAGAGCAGTCTTAGATGTACCTACATTAAGAGTAATGGTATCATCTGTTTTTGAGTCAATATTAATAGAAGTACTAAATCCTGGATCAGTATATCTTGGATAAGTGTGTATTGATGCATAATCATCAAATTCACATCTAAATCTCAAACTATCTTGCTTCAACCTTACACTAGTATCTGCAGATAATCCATGACTATCAATAGAGAGAACTAAAGATCCTGTATCAGGGTTATAAGTAGCATCACTGACATTATGGGTTACAGTTGCAGAAGTTCCAACATAAACAGTAATCGTATTTTCTGTATATCCTGTAATTGCAGTAGTGATTCCTGCAATAGGATCTGTTGAACGAGGATAAGGATGATTTGAAGTATGACTATCCATCGAACAAGTAAATACGATACCACCTGTGGCAATTCCAATAGTATTGCTATCAGAAAGACCGTGAGAAGGAATAGTAAGAACTAAGTTTCCAGTTGCAGCATTATACGTTGCATCAGTAGCAGTTGTTGTTCCAATACCTGTTACACTTACACTTCCAACACCAGAACTTACAAATGTGTGATTATAATCACCACCACTAATAACAGCAGCAGGATCTGAACCAATATATCTGTGAGCATAAGAACCACCTGCAACTATAGCACCAGAGGTAGCAGATACAAATTGATGTACGAATTGATCACTATTAGCAGCATATCCTACATCAATTGCAATGTCTCCATCATTAACTGTAAGTCCATTAGGAACCGCACTAACAAAACTATGAATTCCCGTGTAAGTTGATGGTGCTACAGGGAGAACATTTACTCTAAATGTATTTGTAGTTACGTTAGTAGCTAATATCCACTGACTAGCAATCGTATCTGATTTTCTAGGATATGGATGTGAAGTAGCATAATTATCCTTATCACAAGTAAATATTAAAGAGTTAGGTTCAAATTTTACTTTATCATTATTAGAGATTCCATGACTAGGAGAAGTAACTGTCATGATACCTGTGGTTGGATTATAAACCGCATTTGTTATGGTCTTCTTAGCACCATCCTTAGTAATCTTAACTGCAGTATGATAGGCAACATCTTGTCCTCTTGGATAGTAATGAGTAGATGCTCCATTATCCAATCCACAAGTAAATGCCAATCCAGTAAAGATAACAACACTCTTCTGACCACTAGTTGATAATCCATGCCCAACAGCAGTCGTAACTGTCATGATACCAGAAATATTATCATACACAGCAGTATGAATACCAATTCTAGGTGAGTAGTCACAAGTAAATGCAATACCAGAAAGTGTTACTTCATCACCT